ATGTCCAACGGATCTTCTGCTGTGACCTGCACTTCACCTTCAATGTGATCATCGAAGTTCATACGAATGTCAAAATACCCACGATCTTGGATTACACCGTCCGCAAACACCTGACTTTCCAAATAATCGTATTGGTTGTTGTCGCTGATCTGCATGTAGAGTTTGGTGAGCACTGCCGCAACTTCGTCTGAGGAGTTACGTCGAGGCTTAAACTGTGTATCCGCACGCTTAGAGGACTGCTCCCCCAGTATGGTATTGACAGTACTCAAAATGGTATTGATCGTAAGATGCGGACGGCCTTCAGAATCCAAAGCGTCGATGTCTTCTTGGGCCCACTGCTCTCCACGATAGTAGCGATCACACTTTATCGCCGTCTTTATGTAGTCGAGGTGGCCCGCATCCCTTGCCCGCACGTAGCGAGCCCAGTTGTTTTCTACGATCTTCCCTTCTTTAAGGGGATCGATTTTTTTTGCCTTCTTGTACGCCATAGCTATGCACTCATCGCTGTTTTACTGCGGTTAGGGGCCATTAATCCTGGGAGCTTATCTCGCCAAGACTCTTCAATTTCTTTCTTATCTATTACGACGGACATTTCGGACATCATTAAACCGATCCAAGCCAAACCATCGACTTGGTCATCATGTACACCGTTCGGGAAACGCAACATTTCGGCCATAAGCCCAGCATTCCACAGTTCAAACTTAGGGAAAAACACCATTCCTTGCTGCATACGTCCCTGAATAGCTCGGGCACGCGCTTCTTTATCTCTTCGACCTGTCTTTAACTCCATTAAGTACATCTCGTACAGGCCACGCTCTGCGATCCGCTTCTTGAGGAAGGGTCCAAGGGCCATTTCAATGTGCCCGCGCTCTATACCAACGATCGATGGGCGGTATTCTTCGTAAACGTCGAGTATTTTTTCGACTAATTCGTAACCGTCCCACTTACCACGCTCAACGTGCATGACATACATCTTGTCTTCTTGGTCCACACCCACAACAACCCCAACGGAGTAGTCGTTTCGGTCCGCTTTACCGATCGCAAGGTCCCATGCGCAGTAGATTTTGAGTTTTTTCTTGTCTAGGAACTTCTCGCGGTAGTACTTGAACATACCTACTTTGAAATAATCACCTTCATCGGCCACTGGGTTCTGCTGATACAGTGCCGACCAGTCTCTTGGGCCTACCGCCTTCTGAATTCGGAGTAACGCTTCAGCGTCATAACGTGCTGGGTGCAACGGTTCGTACTTTTTACGGTACTTTTCGTCATCTTCAGCGATCGCTGGGTACTTGATCACCTCCCAACTGTCTCCACCGTCTTTTTCCTGCTCCAATAACCACCCCGCAAGGTCGTCATCGTGCCAACGGGTTAGGATAACCAGCACCCCACCGCCCGGTGCGAGTCGTGTATAGGCCGTTGAGGTGTACCAGTCCTTCGCCGTTTGGCGAGCGGTCTCTGATTCGGCTTGCTCACGGTTTTTTACAGGGTCATCAATTACTAATATGTGCGCACCCTTACCTGTGATCGGTCCGCCTACACCTGCAGCCACATAACCACCGCCTTTGGTCGTTAGCCACTGCTCAGCGGACTGTGATTCGGGGTCTAATCGGGTTTCAAACAGCGAGTGGTACTGCGTATCACGCAGCAGGCCACGCACTTTGCGCGAGAACCCCATGGCCAACGAGCCAGAGTAGGAACAGGCAATGAATTCGTGATTTGGGTAGCGCCCAAGGTGCCATGCAGGGAAGTTTTTCGACGCCAGCTCACTCTTACCGTGGCGCGGTGGCATAAATAGCATCAAACGCGGTGACTTTTTAGCGGCAACATCGTCTGAGAACTTTTCTAGACGTAGGCAAATGTCTTTATGCACCCAACCAGGAATGTATTGCTCGCTAAATCGCTGAACGAAAGGCAGTAAGTGCCTCCGAGCCAGCTCGCGCTTCGCTAATTCAGCTTGGGCCGCCATTTTAGAGTCAAAAACACCATTCTCGTCTTTAAAATCTGGCTGCTTTCCCAAGTCTTGCTTCTCCAACGTGTCACGTTCTGACTGTTTTAGGCGTTTGTTGTGTAGTAGCTTGTTGGCATGGGCCGCTCTGGCCTTATGCTCGTTTTCTTTTTCTTTCAAGAACGCTTTATGGCGCTTCGGGTCGCTGATAATGGCTTGGAAGGCACGGTGCTGCCCCAGATTCTTGCACTTGGAGCACACTGTGGGCGCACTCGAAGGATCGAACAGGGTCATTGGCCTATCTTCGTTGCAAAAAGAGCACTTTTTAGTGTCCTTTTTTACCATTGTCAGCCTCCACTTCTTCAAAAACACCATCGATCGTTGATTCAGGGTTAAAGTGAGTGTCACCTAGCCCTGCTAACTTAAGTAAATCCGCATCTGTTGCCGCTTCAATGTGCCGCTCGGAATTGATATTCACACTTATCGTTTGGATCTTTTGTGGCTCGTAGAGACCATGCATTCTAGCGATCTCTCTAAGCGCAGCGACCTCTTCCGTCGCACTACCACTCTTTCTGTGGGCCTCAAAAAACAGTTGTGTAATACTTTCTCGGGTGACCGCAATGCGATCGAACTCTTTTTCCCGAAAGTAGGTCAATGTGCGTTGTATCACAGCGTTGTTCACCAGTTTTGATGAGTTAGCCTGCGAATACCCTGCCGCTTTACCTGCTTCAGTGGTTGAATAGCCTAGCAAGTAGTACCGTACAAACTGTTCTTGCTGCTTCGTCAACTTGGGAAGTACCGCTTGCCCTTCTTCAAAGGCGTCTTCTGCAATTTCCATACTCTTTGGCCTATAAGCACTGCTTATATATTAGTCCGGTCTAGTGCCGAATTTATGTTGAAACAACTGCCAAGCGAAAAACTCAACGTCTTCGTCTCTGGCAACATTCCTGCAGTAGTTGTACATCGTACATACTAGCCGCGTATTCTCGGGCGTATAACCTTGGTCGTTGTCGATCCGATCTAGGCTCGGTGCATAAGGATGCTTCTTATACTGTGCATCTTTACCGTAATCGAACTCTATGCCAGTCTTAACGCACCTATTACCCTGCTCGTCGATCTTTGCTAATACCCATTCTAGGGTAATCGTACAGCAAAGCCCTTTGACTTTTGCCCGTTTTCTAGCGCTACTGAGGATCTGTTTCGGTCGGCCAGACTCACTGTAATAACGGTTCTGGGCACTTCTGTTTTTTTGCAATCGTCTGTTTGCGCTTTCCAACCGAACACCCAAATATATATTAGCAGTGCTTATAGTATCACGTATAGGAATTTTAAAATATTTTTTTGCGTTTTTATCCGCTCCATGGTCGGCGCGGGGGGTTTGGGACTCTTTCTATTTACCGCCCCCCTTCCCCGATTCCGATATTGGAACCTTGTTTTCTCTTTTTACCCTCCGGGACCCCTACCCCTTTTTCGTTTCTCGCTTCGCTCACCCCGCTCGTTTTCTCTTTATGTATTTTTCATTTCTCTTCTCTCTTTTATAAGGACTCACCCATGTACACACTCGGACGCTACCTAACCTTCGCACTCATGACCCCAATCATCATGCTCTTACTACCCTTCATCGTCATCTGGTCTCTCACACAGGCCTACAAACTTCAAACTCACATCATTACCTCAGACTTCATTGAAACTAATAAGGAACTATAACCATGAACTTCACAATCCCCTCAATCACTATCAACATCCCTACTACCACTATCACTAACACTATCACCAAGCTCAAAGCACTCCGCCCAACTAAACTACCTCCACTATCACCCATTCAAACCCTGCACCTCGTCAACACTCAACTCGAAGACTGTATCCTTCACAAACACTCCCATCACGTTAACCAAGCACGCTACCACCACCTCTCCAAAACCCACGACATCTCTGACCTACTAAAACTCCACTACTAACCACCAAAAGGGCCTCTGGCCCTTTTTTATTGCCCCGGTAAACCATGTGCATGTGCACTTAACACTGTGCGTGGTGCGTTGACCAACGCCGAACGCTCGTGCCTCGCGCCCAGCGATCGTTATGTGTTGTGTCATCAACCAAAGGAGATATGACATGTACGAAATCGTATACACAGCAGCATCGCACGATCCGCTAGACCAGTTACTCGAAGCGGAAGCAATAGCAGCATACCAATGGGACTGTGAGTTAGACGCTGACAGCCCAATACAAAACCGCGAAGAGTTCATTCGCAACAATGCGCAACGTCGCGCACAACTATAAAGGATGTATCCCATGACTAAATTAACTACAGCAGTAAAGAAAGAAGTATTCGAGCCAGTACGCACTGAAAACACAGTCACTGGCACCTTCGAGATGACTAACGTTATCCATGATTACTTGCAAGCAGAGGTGGACAGATTGTCTCAAGATGCAACCTACCAGGTTGGCAACATCGCACGCTGGGCCAACATCGCAAACTATCAGAAGGTACCTTCGTTTGAGCAGATGTTTGGCGATGATCGTGGCAATGCCTACGACACCGCACAAAAGTCAGTGCAAGCGTGCGCCAAACTGGTTGCAGAAGACCCAGAGACGCTTACGCAGATACGCCCTGCAGGCAACGTCTACGGTGCCATCGATGAGAACGGAGTGCAAAGCACGGTGTTCTCATCGACAGACCCCAGTAAAATCCAGCTTGCCGAGTTTGCTCACAAGATTGTTCTTGAATCCAGCGAGCGATACTCCGCGTCAATGGCTACTGTGAAAATGCTTACCGAAACGTTCGGCCTTGCACCCACAACATCGCGCGATGAGCGCTATCAGTTGCACCTTGCAGGCTTGGCAGAAACTAAGCGTCGTAATCAAGCTACTCAACAACGTACAGAAGCTAAGTTCGCAGAGAACAAACAGCAGACACAGCGTGTTGAAGCAATAGCACTAGTCGCCAATCAGACTGCGCACCTCTGCTAAAGCAGAGGCACACTGAAAAGGGCCTTTGGCCCTTTTTTTATGTCCCGGTAGCAAGCCCAAGGATCGTCGTGCAATGAACAATGGGCGTTGTCGTATGTGTACACCAAGCAATGAGCAATGGGCGTTGTTCCATGCCAATAATCAACGCGCTCGGCCCGCTGGGGCATAGTGTCGTATTTAGGACATTTACTTACATAAATC